ATCTCTTTTTTGATCTCATTTCTCATTTGATCTTCACGAACTTGAAGATCGGCGATCACTTTGTCATATCGATCCCTTAGTTCTTTTTCCTTGGCTTCTTGACGTGCTTCACGTTCATCAGCGCGCGTTTGTTGTTCTCGGTTTTGGTGCCAAAGAAAAGCAGCAAATGCAACGTTGGCGCCGCCGTTCATGAACAAATGAAGAATATCTTGTTCCATCTTCAACCCCTTGAACCGTCGATCAATGTATAAGTAAAACTTTCAACGCCAATCGTGTTGATCTGTTTATGACAAAGTTCAATCAGCTGGTCAAAGTCGTCTGGATCTTGAATAACAGTACAACCGGCGCTGTATCTTTCAACATCTTCTAAAACTCGATGACTGGAAGCGCGGTGGATATTGATCCCAAAATATCCTTCAAGTTCTTCACCACCTCGATCAAGAATTTCGTCTTTGTTGTTGTCTCGCCAAACCTTCACGCTTCCATTTCGTTGACAAAGTGCCAAGTATTTTCCAGCATGAAGATCCAGTTTATAAACGCCGCGCGCCTGTTGTGGGTGAACCATGATGGCCGTTCCCAAAACATTGGAAGGATTTTGAAGCCAATATAAACCGGCGTCAGTTGTGCATTGAAAGATCCATTGGTGCCAAAGACCATCTTCACCACGACAAACAACATAGAACCAATCATCAAAGGCGTTGGCGATCTGTTGTGGAGATCTCAACCCGATCAAGTTCAAATCAAAGACGCCGTCAAAAGTAACGAAACCATTTTCTTCAACACGGTCAAGAATTTCTGGCCGTTCAAAAGTCGCTGTATATTCCATCATCGTTCACCGGTTAACACGTTCAAAACTATTGTACTGGAATTTGAAGAAAAATCAAATGACGATGACACCACCAACGCGCGCTGGTTTTGATATTCACCCAAGATCCCATGAAGTTTTGAAGATGATATTTCCAAAACATCACCGGCCACAAATTGAGCGGTTACAATTTTGCACCTCAAAACCACGCGTTCAAACGTCCAATGATCCCATTTGGCCATTCTTTGAAGATCTGCATTTGCCAGATCACTTTCATTTGTGTCTGGAGAGTAGATCAACCGGCCGGATCTGATTATTTCGCGGCTAGCTGGAAGTGAAGCCAAGCGGCCACCGCTGGTCACGCCAACGTCTTTTCTGGTCAACGTGTTCAATGGAATGGTTGTGGAGTATTGCAACGATGAAATTGGATATACTTCACCTTGAACTGGATCAAATAGATCATGACTTACAACTTGAAAAATATCTTGGTCACGAATTTGACCGGCTATGAATTGAACTTCATTTGGATCACTGCAAGATCGCCAGCTGAAAGATCCTTGGCGAAAAACCGCCCATTGACCAACATTGGCGGCCGTCGTCAATAGGTCACGGATCCCGTTTTGAAGCGGTTGATCATATACTTGACGCCACTTGTAATTACTTGTCGTTACACCACTGATCAACGTCTTTTGTATATTTCCATCAAACTGATCAAATAAACCGGTTCCAAATACACCACCAACGGACCATTCAAAAGGAAGTGTATCAAGTGATCCATTGGTTCCAGTTCCGGTTGATTCAAGTATCTTTCCAAGAATATCAACGGGGTGATCATCCAACTGAGCAGCCACGGTGATGAAAGAACCGGTTGACGTGTAACAGTCATAGGCGGCCACCGTTGACGGCCACGCTTCATCACCACCGTTTGGAGTAGTTGACAAAACATTTGGCGCTGAAAATGAATCCCATTCAAGATAAAACGGGGTAGCACTGGACGAATTTTGAATTTTCACAATTCCATTCTTTCCAGTTTCACGACGTATACCAGTCGTATTGGTTACAGCCAACGTTGAATCACCAACCGCCCAATTTGAAGTGATCGATCTAGTCGTTCCAAGTTCATAAAATAGATCTTGGCGCGGTGGGTTCAATGTACTTGGTGAAGGAAATGAACCAACTTCACTGTTCACCGTGTTTTGAAACGCCGTCAACAAATCCACAAATTGAAGAACAAGACGATCTTCAAAACCGTTCCTTCTTATCCCTTGCAGCTGTCCAATTGCTATCCGTTCAAAGTCGCTTGATCCAAGTTGACAAAACAATGAAGCAAATGATCCTTTGGCCACCGCTTGAAACAGTTGTGAAGCATCACCAACCACCGCGACCGAAAAACCGCCAAAACTCACCGACCATCTTGACGGGATCACCGTCACGCCGTTCACTTGAACGCCGCCGTTTCCAATCTTCAACGGCGCTTGACCATGACTGAAGATCACAAAGTCACGACCGATCCCATTTCCAAGATCGTGAAACTGCAACTTGAAAACGGGGTTGATCGTCGACTTATACAGTTCAGCGAAAAATTTAGAACTCCAACCCATTGGATCAACTCCACCAAGGCTTTCTAGCTTGGATCGCGCTGTAAGGGTTATAAAGTGTTGGTGTCAATCCATTGGAAGAACGATCCAAAGTCATTCCGGCCACCGGTCCACCAAGAACAAATTCACCAACCCAATTGTTTGATTGGCCAGCGCTGTTGTCAACCTGTGGATGGAAGGAAAACATTTGAGCGGTATCAATGACCAAACGCAACGACAACGAAAACAACCGGCCGCCTTCATTGGTGATTATATTTTGACCAACTTCTTGGTTTGGTCGTTTCAACAGCGGAAAATATCGATGATGATGGATAAAAGCTGGTTTGTTGTAGGTGAACGCGGTTTGATTTTCCAATGGCAAAACACCACCTTGACTTGACGACCAACCAACACTGGAAAACGTTGAATTCACCTTATTTTGTTCAAATACAAGATCAGGATTCTGTGAAATGATATTGACAAAGTCATTGGCCAGCGGTGTAAAGTTTCCAACGATACCACGAAACGGATCGCCGCCAACTTGAACTTCACTCACTCCACCTTGTGGAAAATTGATAATTGGATAGCACCAAGCGCGGCTTGAATCAACAGCAAAAGCACAGCTGTAACCGCGATCAAGATGGTTTTGAAGCGCCGCGAATTTGATCGCCAAATCTTCACCACCGGTAAAACGATCCCGTTGAATATTCAAGATTTGTCGGTGTGTTGTTGTGGTTCTATACATTCCACCATCTAAAGCCACCGCCGTTGAACGTTCAACTTCAAAGTCAAAAAAGAATTCTGCAAGTCCTTCACCAAGATCAATTTCAACCAGCTGTGATCCATCAGGTTCAGGGAAAAAGTAAAATTTAGGATTTGCCATGATCTACACTCCAAACAGCGTTGAACGACCACCGCCAAAACCGGTCATTCTTTGTTCAATCTTCCGAACCAGTTCATCAATTGCTGATTGTTCAACAATTTGAGCGTTGACCACGATATTGATTCCACTTCCCATTGATCCCATAGTTCGATCAACCGCTTGGCTTCGTCGGTTTGATTCTGGAACGACTGTTTCACCGCGATGAAGCATGGCCAAACCTTCATCCGCGCCGGTGAACCTCAAACCGCTTTGACCAGTAAAACGGCCACCGGATTCAAAACCCAATATTCTTTGACGGTTTTCACGTCTTCCTTCACGGGTTAGAAGGTTGTTGAAATACTCGCCAATATTTTTGAAAAAGTCTTGAATACGATCCGCCCAACCAAACAGCGCGTTTTTCAATTCAATGATGAACGTGATCGTGAATTGTATCAGTGCATCGGTGATCGCCTTTGGAAGTTGAAATAATAGGTTGATAGCAGCCGCGCCAATGGCCACCAAGATTTCAGCCAAAAAATCTGGTAAGATATCCGCGATCAAAGTTGGAAGAAGCCGCGCGCCGTTCTTGAAGTTCTTCACAAAGGTGTCAAAGGTTTCTTCAAGATCTTTTGGTGTATTTTGTCCAAGTTTTTCAAGCGCTACAACCGCCGCGCCAATAGCACCAACAAAAGGAGCCGCGGCGGTCAAAGCGGCGCCGGCTTGACCAGCTTTTCCACCAAGACCACTTAAAGCGGCGCCGGCCTTTCCAGTTGCACCACCAAGACCACCGATCAACGATGAAGGATCACTGATACCGCTGATCGTTCCAGCGATGGACTCGCCAAGTTTTTGAAAGTCGGTGGACACGTCTTCAACCACCGGCTTCAATGCTTCCAACGCTTCTTTTTCTTTTTCACGCGCGGCGGTCAAAAGTTCTTGGGCCAATTCAGTATCCAAACCAAGTTCTTCATAATATTCCACCGCATCTTGAAGGAGTCTAACTTGTTCAGTTGCTTGTTCAGCTGCCACGGTCAACGGTTGAAATTCTTTGAAAGCGTCGTCAATCGTCATCATCGCGCGGTTCAAACGTTCCAAGGCTGCTTCATCTTCACCCTGAAATGAAAAGGTGAATTCATCAACGGCGGCGGTTGTACTTTTCAACCCATCTTCAAGACCCTTCAAACCATCTTGAAGGTTTTTCCCTTCTAGATCAATACCGGCCAAAATACCTTGAACCAGTTCTTCAATTCGATCGGCGGTGCTTTGTGCTTGCTCAACGTTTGTATTGGCGGCCACTGTTAGATCTTCCAATGCAAAACCAGCGTCACGGGTAGCGGTGGCCAGATCTTCAACCTTTGAAAAGGTTTCATCAGATATCAAACCAATCTGGTTCAAGATATAGATTGGAAGCGTCAATTTCAAAACCAAAAAACTGACGGCTTCACCTATATATTCTTGAACACTTCCAAGAAGTGATCTGAACAATTCAAAAGTAGCGGTTCCAATAGCACCAAGCGCGTTTGAAAAACTTTGTATATTTTCTTCTTGGTCTTGAAGGAAAACTTGAGTAGTTGCCAAAAGTTTGACGGTTCCAAGAAGAATTTCATTGAAGAAGGATATACCGCCAAGCGCTTCAACAAATGCTTGTTTGGTTCCAGCTGCCACAACATTCAAAGCGGCCAATAGTTCTTGAAACTTGGCGGCGGCGGCGCTTGCTTCAGGTCCGGTTTTGACACCAAATTCATTTGATAGCGCCAAAAAGTTTTCAAAATTTGAGGTCTTCGCGAAAGCCTGAAGAAGTTGACCGGCCGATCTTCCAAACAACAAAAACGCGGTTGTTGATCTTTCGGTGTCGTTTTCGATCTGTTGAAGTGACGCGATCGCATCTTTTAAGATTTCATCACTTGATCGCATTTCACCGGCTTGATTTCTGATTGAAATTCCAAGTTTGGCGGCGGCTTCACTTGCACGACTGGAACCGGCTTCAAGATCGGCCATCAAGCGAGGAAAACGAGAAATAAAAGCGCCGGCGGCTTGCGCGCTTTGTCCACTTCCTTCAAAGGCGACTTTCACCGCTTGGATACTTTCAGCACTCAAAGCACTTTGGGCGTTCAGATCATTCAAGTCGTTGATCGAATCAACAACGGCGCGGTTGAACTCAAAAGCGCCTTCAATAGCATCTTCAAAAGCACTCACCACCGTTGAAACAGCACCGGCCACCAAACCAAGCGCTGAAGAAATACCCGTAACAGCCGATCCGACTTTGCTGGCCATATCCAACGCGCTTCTTTTGGTGTCGTCAAGGTTACTTTCCAACTTCTTGGTTTCACGACTGGTCTTTTTCAACCCGTCTTGAGCGTCTTTGGTGTTGACGTCAAGGATATATTTTACAACGTTATTGGCCATACCTCACCATATCACAACAGATCAACCATGTCACCAACTGACAGGTTTGGAAAAATCATCGACTTCTTTGTTTTGGATTTTTGAAGCGACTTTTGAACGCGCTGTTTTCTTGTCTGAATACAATAATAGTTGAACAAAAGATCGTTCCAGTCCATTTTTCTGAGTTCACTTGGTGGAATACCGTACGATCTTCCAATCACGTCAAGAAGGTGAAGCCAGCTTTCATCCTTGGCGGCGAAAGGTTTGGAGATGATCGGTCACCTCCTTATGACTTTTCAAGGCCACTTCAAGGATCTTGGCGCGGTCTTCTTTTGGAATAGCACCGATCCAAAGAAGGTTTTGATCCGGATCTTGTTGTTCTTGAGTATCGACCAAATAGATCTGTTCAAAGTTTTCACCTTGGTCTTCACTTGCACGCCAAACAACCTGTTTCAAGATCTTGTTTTGGTGTTCTTCAATCTTCATCATTTGTCCAACGTCAAAACCGTGAAGAAGGTTGAACAGCTGATCAAGATCTTCTTCATTTGGGTTTTCAACGTCGACGTTTTCCAAGATCTCTTTTTTACGCGCCAACTTCTTCATTTGGTTGTGGTCCAAGACTGAAGAAGCCACCAAAGAAGACGCCAAACCGGCCGCCTCTGCTTCCATTGGTGAAAGGATCTTGATCTCAAATACAACCGCGCCGCCAAAGACGTTGATCTTGGCGGTGGTCGCTTCTTGTACTGCATGAATAAATTTCATTAGTTTCCAATCCCTGTTGAATCTCCGTTGATCAAAGTTAACTTTCCACCAACGTTTGAACTATCGGCCAAACCGGTGAACGTCAACGTTCTTTCAACACGGCCAAAAGCGTTCACGGGATCGCTGTGTTCAGTGATCAAAGCATTGGTCAAGGTGAATTCAATTTGGTCAGATCCACTTGTAAAATTCAAAACCACGTCACTTTGAGTTGCGTTCAAATAAGCTGTATAAAGTGTATCGTTTTCAATATCCAACGTCGCTTCAATCGTGATGGTTCTAACATCACCAACCGCCGGTTCAGCTGTTTCTTTGGAACCAAGAAGATCACGGCGTTCAAGATTGTTGGTGATCGTGAAAGTGAAAGATCTGACGTCATAGTTGTTTGAATCAAATGAAAGCTGGCCAGCGTGAAAGTGAAGAACACTTGAACCGGTTCCAAAACTTGGCGTGATATTTCCACCTCTGGCCACGGAAGTTTTTCCAATGAAGTCCATTGACGCCGTCATTTCTCCACCGGCTTCACAGCTGATCGCCAAAGATGAAACTTTGATACCGGTGAACCGTTCCATTTGATTTGTGATACCCGTTCCACGTTGAACTTCAACAGTTGCACTTGGCAAAGCGATCGCCGGCGTGAAGTCGTGGGTATAAGGAGCGGTGGCGCCGGTTGTTGTTAGATCTCCCATGGCCATTTCAAACAATAAACCAAGACCTTGATATTGTACTGGCATTTCAATCGATCCTTCAACTCTTAAAAAACCATCATACAAACCACCAAGAACACCGCTTGAAGGAACTGACAAATTGGCTTTTTGGTTTCGTTCTTGAGTTTTGGAGACTGAAACCGAATTGATCCGGTTTGAAATTGTCGTTGTTACAGCTGTTCCCCAAGTTGATTCTTTCGCCAACTTTATGAACGCGCCGTGACCGGTTAGAACTGCACTCATTGTTTTTTCTCCTTAAGATGGAAGAAGATCTTTGACCTTCACTAAACATCTTATATCATAAATTTGTTTTGTTGTTGTTACAAGTTGCACTGATAGCGCGTAATTGGTGTCATTGGTTCCAGCGATTGAACGCGCCTTGACAAAGCCTTGAAGAAATCGAGTTTCACCCAGATCATATCTTGAATCACTATTGGATCCAGCGCTGTCAAGGCTTTGAACGATGACGTGATCAACTTCTTCAAATATCAACCGGCCGTTTGACTCTGTTACACGACTTTCAAGAAGACCTTGGAACGAAAAGAAAATATCAATTTCTTCAGTCGTTTGTTTGATGAAAGTTTTGGTTGGCTGGTTGGAAGTTGGGATCAATCCATATCCATCGACGATCCGCGCCAAAGGTGAACCAAGGAAAATAAAACCGTCACGCGGTGTTGATATGGTCACACTGGTTGAACGATCGGTTGACTCGCTTGAATATCCATAGTACAGGAAATATTGAACCAAACAATTAGCAGCTGGAACGTCAACCGCGTCAACCTGAAGAACCAACGTCTTTGTTGAATAGTTGGCGCCGGCTTTTCTTGCAAATGAAACAACGTCACCATTGGAGTCAGTTACAACCACGTCAAGAAAGTCAGATCGTATTGTATCCCAAAAGAGATCCCATTCTTTGGGAACTTCAATTTCAATATCTTGGGTACTTGGAACCGTGTTCACTGTTGAAAAATCAAGCGTGATCGGTTGTCTGTAAATATAATCTTCATTAAACCAAAATGAACCCATCTTATAAACCTCGATCACTGACAAATGAAATTGTGGCTTCTAGGATACAAACACCGGTTTGATTGAATCCATATCGATCGCCGTCAACAGCTGTTGATTGAATTACAATATTGTCAACCCTTCCAGCCGTCAAACCCAAAGTTCGATCTTCAAGAATCCGGTTTTGAATATCGGCGCCAAGATTAACAGCGCGTTTGGTGCGATCATAGTTGTTTGAACCACTCGTGAAACAATATAGTTGAAACGTCATTGATCCTTGGTATCTTGTCAAAGTCGTTCCGTTGGTTTGTGTTTGTGAAACGTATCCAATATACACTGAAGGGATCGCCGGTGCTTCCACAAATCTTCCTTTGTATACTGCTTCACTCATATCCAAACCACTGTAACCGCTCGAATAATCAGCGGCTGATCTGGTTTCGAGTGCTTCCCAAACTTCAATAATGATTGGCGTTGGCATTTTTACACTCCACGCGCTGAAAGTTGAAGTTTTAATATTTCATCAAGAAGATCTGGAAGTTCATCACGTTCTTCTTGAACTGCTCGACCAAGAAAAAAGAATGGTTTGATATCACTTGTACCAAATTCAAGATCTTCAGCATAGTCAACAACACCGCCGCCAACCAAACCACCGGCTTGAAGCACGATTCCAAAACCATCTGAAGTTTCATTGAAGCCAGCTTGGATTGAAGATCTCAACCGACCGGTCAACGGATAGTCACGCGTTTGGCCGGATCTTGTAACTGGACCATAAAAGTCATCAGTAGCGTTTTTCTTTCCTTTGGCTTCAAGGGAAAAACGAAAACGTGTCAACGCCTTGATCATATCTTGATTGAAGGTATTGGCGCGGCCATTCATCAAAGCGGCGAATTCATCAAGTAACATTGGACCACCTACAAAATTGATCGCGGTGATCTGAATTGCCAAAGAACTTGTTTGGCTTCTTCAGGGATGACCCGTGAAGACAAATTGATCGAAATACCAGCCAAGGCCATTGTATCTTTTCCTTGACTTTGTTTGGCGCGTTGAAGGTGTGAACAAAGAACACAAATCGCATGCTCAAGCGCCGGCGGTGCTGTTTGATATCCAGCATTACAAACAACCTTGTTGGCTCGATATCCTTTATAAAACGTATCAGGTTTCGACGGTCGAATAATCAAACGACCATTCACGCTGTCAATATCAATATTTCCAATCGTCAACGCGGTGTCACTTCCATACACTCTCAAAACATCGCTGTGAACACTGGTCAAGCTGTTGATTGGTTTGATATTAAGTTGAAGAACAGTTGGATCGCCGTGACTTGGTCCGTCAAAATACAACGTGTAAGTAGTCGCGGAAAGCTGGGCGGTTGAAGTTGAAGAAGAAGGTTTTGGGAAACCTAAATATTCAGCCACAACCGCTTCAACACGATCCAACATGTTTTGAAGTTCGGTATCCGATCCAGTATTTTGGCCGATCTCGGTCAAATACTCTTTCAAGGTGTCAACAGATACCAAACTCATAAATTATCCCCGTGCCAACTCAAACACTAGGACAACATCAAGATCCAACGCCAATCCGTTTCCAGTAGCGTCATAATTGATCGCCAACTCGGTTGTTGAATCAACTGTGGCGTCTTCAACTGGAAGAAGAACTTCATTGGTTGTAGCTGCTAGATCATCAGTTTGAAATGAACGTTCGACAACAACAGTTGAACCATTCTTGACTTGAAATTTAGAATAGTTTGTGTTGTCTGCAGTGATACCACCGCGTGAACAGATCACCACGCTTTGAAGTTTGGCGTTTCGGTCGCAAGGTATATTTCTCAAAACCGCGTCAACTGTCAAAGATGAACTTTTGATCGCTTCACAATATAATCTATAAGTATTCATTTGTTTATTTCTCCTTAGTATCCAGCATTATAGCCAAATACAACGTTCTTCTTGTCTGATTTGTCAGGGGTATCCATAACAGCGCGCAAAGTAGCGACGATCTCAATTGCACCGGCGCGGATATCTTTCTGTGTTTCCACCAAGATTCCACGGCGTAAATATTGATAGTAGCTTTCACGGGCAAAGATCAACATTCCGGACTTGTTAGTTGTGGCGTTGTCAAAAGCACCGGAAGCGTTCAGATCTGCACCCATGAAGCGAGACATGATCACCGGCATACCCATAACGGAAGCAATTTGACCACTCAAGATCGCGGCGCTTGGTCCGAAAACGTCAAGCGTCTTTGTTTCAGACATGTTCATGATACCAGATACCATGACTTCAGGTGAAACAACGATCACTTTGTCAGATACTCCAAATTCACCCATCTGACCAAGCATTGAAATAAGATCAGCATAGACCAAAGTCGAACCGCCGGCGCTTCCAATATCGTGAGTTGAAGATCGGTCACTTGCGATCTTTCTCATACCATTGAACAAACGTCGGTGATCGCTAGCTGTACCAAGACCAGTTGAACCCCAACGGCCACGGATATTCCAGTTCACCAAATCATCTTGGGCGCCGGTGGTGTCACCGTTGATCATACAATCTTCAAAAGCATCTTCAATATCTTGAGACAAAACATTTTGAAGAAGTGAAGTCATTGCGAAAGCGGCGTCTTCACTAGCTGCGTCGTCAACGATGATTCTTGAAGCCAAACCAGAAATTGAAATTTGCTTTTGGCTGGTTGCAATATCGCTAGCAGTATACAAAGCCGGATCGTTTGAAGTGATTTGGCCTTTAATATATGGACGTGATCCGCGATCCATTCTTGGCAACAACAAAGTTTGACGTTCAACTTCTTGAACCTGAAGAAGTTGACGTAAACCGCCGCGTTGTTGGAAAGACTGAAAGAGATCCGTTGCAAATTGATCGGGGATAAATTCTGCACCGGTGCCAGCTTGATCGTTGAACGCCTTTTGGATGGAAGGAAGGATCACTTTTGGAGCCTTCATCAAGTGCTTATACAGCTTTGAATCAGCGTTTGGTGTATACGGATCACGCATACAAAGACGGGCCAAAGTTCGCTTTTGAGTCATATCCAAAAGTTCAGCGTGCCAATCATTTGCTGGGATCGTTGCATCCAACAAACCTTCTTGTTGTACTGGAACCGATCCGCGGCCGTCAATATGCTTCTTCACGGTTTTGTTCTTCAATACGATCGATCCATCTTCTTCACGATATCGTGAAAGAATAGAGTCATCGCCAATCGGTTGAACCGCTGGTTTTGATTCCACCAACGCTTTCTGGATCTTCTTGATCTCTTCAACCTTGGTTTCAAATTGTGCCATTTTATCTTCAGCGTTTTGTTGTTTAACAATCAGCTGGTTCAACGCTTCACGCGCTTGTTTTGGGTTTGAGTATTCCATTTGTGGATCTCCTGTTTATGATAGTAGGTAGTAAATTAAGTTTTTCATTTCGTCTTCATCGTGTCCACTTTTATCTTCTTCTTCATCGTGTCCACTTTTGTCTTCTTCTTCTTTATAGCCGTCTTCAATTTCTTCCATTGGTTCCATTGGTTCTTCATCAATCATTTCTTCCATTTCATGTTTTGCAAAATGGACGATGAAACGATCGGTTTCTTCGATGACTTCAAGAACGTGTTTGACTTTCTGAAGATCGGCCGCTGGTTTGGATAAAAGTTCAGATCGAACCATACGACGGATCATATCTTCAAGACCACTTGAAAAGCCTTTGGCAACTGCTTCACTGTTAGCTGGAATAGTCACGATCGAAACCTCCAAAAGTTCATTTTCTTGATAAAACATTCCAGACTTTCCAAACGCTTTGTGGTCACTTGGTAGATCTGATCGCATGGTTCCTTTTCTTGGTTGGAAACCAACTGATACCGCTTTCAAGAATCCTTGATCAACTTTTCTGGCAACGTTGGCGCCAAGTTCATCTTCAAGATCAAATTCAACGTCAATTTCAAGCTGGCCATTAACCACTTCAACATTTGAAGCGCGTCCAATTGGAAGCATGTCTTGACGATGGTTCAAAAGGATCACTGGATTATTCTTGAACGCTTCCAAGCGCCAAGAATCCTGATCAATGATATCATCATAACGATCTGAAGTAGCAGTTGAAGCGATGAACGACGCTTGACCAACCTTCTTTGATCTGATTTCTACAAATTTTTGAATCATTTTGAATCCTGTGGTATTGATTGAACTTTACAACAAAAATTGATCTGTGTCAAAAATGTTTATTCCAAGTTTATTTTCTAACCCTGAACAACTCTGAACACTCTTCATCAAAAACGTTCACGGTCTTGTTCTCTTCATTGGTTACAACTTTTACTGAACACGCTTTCAATATTTGAATTGTGTTGGCGATATTGGATATTTCTTCACACTCAGCGCCGGTGGTTTGCGCGTCGATCCCACGTTGTTGAAGTCTACAAAACATTTCACGACAAAGAAGATCGCCGTGGGTGTCAATATGGTCTTTTGAACAGCTGACTGAAACAAGATCGGGTGAAGTCACTTGTTTGATCACGTCTTGTTGACCACTGGCCACCGGATCTTCAACCACGACCACCGGCGGCGCGGTTTCTTCAACTGGTTCTTCTTTGTTCTTGGTGATCAATAGAGTTCCAACACCACCGGCCACAACACCACCCAAGATTGATATCAAAATTGTCGTCAACATACTTTCACCAAACACCGTTTTCACTTGTTCTTCTTCACTCATAACACCACCGGAATAACTGAACACCGGCAATTACAATCTTCAGCTGGATCACCAAAACCGGCTGGATACATTGTTTCACCGTTTTCAGTTTTCCAAGTTTCATCCACTCCAACACGTTGACCATCCAAAGCCGCGTGAGTATCTCTGGTATTTCCATCAAATGAAGCCAACCATTCTTTTTGAATATTCAAACCGGTTTCTTGACTTGCTTGACGATAGGATTCAACACTTGAACGATTGACGGCGCGGGTTGATTCTGTTCTAGCGATATTCATAGCACGTCCAAAACCAAACGCGGCGATCTGGTCAATGTTTTCAGCGATTTGATTGACACTTAAACCATTGATCAACCCATCTTGGACGGCTTTTGTCACGGCGTTGGCGGTTGTTGTGGAGATCTCCAACGCCAATTCTTCTTGAAGTTCGATCAAGATATCGCGGCCGCCAAACATCAAATCAAGCGGTTTTGGTATTCCAGCAATTTGGAAGATCTGATCAAGTTCAGCTGTTCCATTCAAGTTCCAGACACGTTGAAAAGCGCCGCCAATCGTGTTGAAAATGTGACGCCGTTCTTCAACGATCGCTTCAAGTTCACCCAAGTCAATGATTGATTTGGATTTGACGTTTTGACGGATCCTCGTTTGATATCTTTTGGAAGCATCTTGAAGATATCGTTTGGCGGCTTTTTCGATGATTCTTGACGCCGGTTCTTGACGTGCCTTGATCCAATATTCCCAACGGTCACGGCGGCGGCGCTGCTTTTGTTCTTCCAACTTTGCTTTCAGTTCATTCAATACGGCCTTCATTTTTCGTTCACCAAGTACACCAACCGCCAACCATTTGATTTGTGCTACGATACCAGCCACGTTTGAAAGATTCGGTGAAAGTTCAGGATCGTCAAACTGTCCACCGTCTTCAAAATGACGCGCGATCCATGCTTCACGTTTTCGAATTGCCATTTCTTCAGTTTCGGTGGTGGCTTCTTGGTTTGATCTGGTCGCTATTGGGTACAATCGCCGATACTGGTTGTTACCTTCGATATTTCCACCGGCTTTCCAGATTCTTGGCCAGTTGATCTTGAGATCTTCCGCGTACTCTGGATCAAACGTCTTCCATTGGCTTTTTTCAAGATCGACTGGTTGATCTTCACCATCAACAGGAAAATTTGTGGGGTCAACATCGCCAACACTTCCTTTTTTGATCAAGTCGTCAAGCGTCAACGACTTTTCTTCTTCATCACTGGCCATTGGATGATCTTTGGGAAGAAGATCTTGATCATGTTTTCCAGATCTGAAACGACCATTTCTTAACGCATATAAAAAACTATTGACTCTACCCATTGCCCACTGTTCCGCGCTGTTCACCGTTGGACGAACTGAAGACGGGTTTGTTTTATAGGCTCCGATCCCTCGCCAATAAACACCGGCCAATTTCAACTTTGAAGTTCTTTTGGCTGGATCATCACCGTGTTCTTCATTGTGATCGGTCGCTTTTCGCGTCAACGCCAACTGTGTTGATTCTGGAAGCGCGTCAAATGCTTCTTGAAGTGAACCGTATTCCGCCAACGCATCTTCTTCTTTTTCAACTGGTTCAACTTCTTCTTCATCCAATGATCTGAATATCCATGAAGCCAATGAAGCAACTTGATCTTCTTCATCCAAAGACGGCGTTGAAGGTTGTGGCCGGTTTTGTTCATTGGACCCGATTGGCGCGTCGTGAAGTCCTTCAAAACTGTAAGCTGCTCCGGTTTCCATTCCGTTCAGGATATGAGCAGTTACACGTTCAATTTGTTCAGATCTCAACGCGTTCAAAGCCTCGACGCCGCTATAATCAAATTCAAACCTTAACGACTTATCAAAACGACGGGCGATCTTGGTCAACGCCCAAGCGATCTTTTTTCCACGCTTTTCAACGTTTGACCAGTGTATGATCGATTCTTGACGCGCGGTTGCAAAGTTGGCGGATCCCTCACCAAGAACTGAAAGCGGTGTTCCAAAAGCAGCTGTGATGGCCAGCTTTGAAAACTCCTTGACGCTTTTGAACTCAACGTCACGCGGTGTTGTTTGTGCCATATCCACTTGAACTTGACCAGACAAAACGATCGCGCCGCCTTCTTGGACCATTCCATTGTAACGATCCAAAACGTCACGCCGCGTTTCTTCTTGCCAAATATCCAGTTCATTCTTTGGTGAAAGGATCACGTCCGGTCTTCCTTTTTTGGAAGCAGTTTCAACCAAACCTGAAACATTCAAATCGGCTTTTATTTCTTGTTGTGTAGGTTGAACAGCACCAACACCGTATAAACCTTGAACACCGGTCGCCCAAGTTGCGTTTTTGATATGGATGATTCGATCCGGTGGGTATTCTGTATAATGACCATCCGCGTCATATCTGTAACCAATGATCCCAATTTCATTTGTGATTATTCCAACCTGTTCTGGATGAAGTCTGACAATTGAAACCGGTGTTTCAGTTTCACCAAGAATCAATATGAACGCATTTCCAGCGGCCACCAAATCAATTGTCAACTGTTCCAAGAAGGAAAATTGATCAATACCGGTTGACGGTTCTTCAATCAATTCAATCGCTGGATGACTGTCAATGATCGTTGAATTCTTTCCATTTCCTTGAATCAACTTCAAAGGCGTGGCCGCTAGATCTTGAGATATACGAGACAAAGCCGCGTAAACATATGGGTGTTGAACGTATGCACCCAAAGAACCAAGCTGGCTATATGCAGATCGGCCACCGTTGGAAACGTATGAAGCGCCGTGTTTGATTTCGGTTGGCTTTGTCTCAACTTGACCGATCTGTTTTTCATTTGTTACAAAACCGATCCGCGTGAAAAGTCTTTGATACCAGTTCATTTTATCAACTCCGTTTGGTGTTCACTTTATCATATCTGGAAAGATATCCAATTACATATCTTAACGCGTCCAATGCATGATCATCTTGCTTCATTGGTTGATCTTTTCCAGTCGTCTTTGACCACCGGTACTTTCTCAATTCTTGGATCAACGCTCGACAGCTGGAAAAAATGAACAACCTTGGCTGGCCATCGGCGTGAAGTTGAAGACGTTCTTTGACCAAACCGATCATTGTATTCATTCCAAGTTCTTTCGGTGAAGGTTTGGTTTCAACACCAAGTTCACGCGCCAATATCAATCTTGAATCTTTTCCGGCGCTATCAGCTACCGTGAACAAACACCGCGGATCGTTTTGTGATAGTCTCAACAACTCGCGGCCGTTTTCCAGTGTTGTTCGGTTGGTTTGGTAATACTCGCGAAAGACGTAGATCGCATCATCAGCACCAAAACGACCATCACGATCACGATATAACCACAAAGTAGCCCAAGGATTTCTGACACCAAAGTCGATCGCGCGGTATATCTCGCCGTCTTCAGGTATTTGGAACGGTTGAACAACATGAAGACGCGGATCAAATTCATCATACACCAAACCTTCTTGACTGACAAAGTCACCAAAAAGGCGCGTTCTTTGCATCGCTTCGCTCATGTGTTGAACAGTTCGACGCAATTTCACCGAGTTGATCCACGGGTTATCCAATCCACTGATTTGAACGCGCGTGAAACCTTCGCGGATCTCCTCAACAAATTGATCAAACAACCAGTTCAAACCGTCAACTGGTGTAGCTGTCACCAAGACGCGTCCATTCAAATCAACAGTTCGCAACAAACATTCTTGAAAAACTTGATCGTCACTTCCTTCTTCATCAATCCAAACCATCTTCACGCCTTTTCCTTGGAACTTTTTCCGGCCGGCTTCATATGATAAACAAACGATCTTTCCACCGTTTTCAAAAGTCGCGGTGGCTCGATCTTGAGCGTTCCATTTGGCTTTGACGGTGCTTCTTGGAATATAGTTATCAAGTTTTGGCCGTACGTATTCGATCGAATCACCATATGACAAAGCAACACACCAAACGGTTGACGGTTCTGGTTGTATCAAGTCTTTTGGAAGATCGTTCAGTTCCAACCATTGTTGAACACTCCAATCATTTGAACCCAAAGCCACGGCCACCGCCAATTGAGCACCAAGATCAGTTTTTCCGGCGCGGTTTCCACCGCCGATCAAGTGTGCTTCAGTTCCCATATTGATCAACGCGTGCTTTTGACTTGTTCTCGTTTCTTCAATATTGCAAGTTTCACAAATGAAGCGGTGGTGGTGAAGGTGCTTCATTGGTTCACCGCATCCAACCGGCCGATCGTCGTCTTTTTTTCCTGACCATCTTTCGCATCTTGGCGACCAAAGACGGGCCACCGCCAACGGATAATTTCTTTGTATCTCTAACAACAAACGCTGCTGTTCATAGATCTTCAACAGTTGGCTTTTGTTCATGATGAAAAATGAAACGGGCTTTGATCCCTCGTACAAAACCCGCTTCCAAAGATCATGTAACCAAGAACAACCGTCAAGCTGGTGACTACAAAATGATTATATTCTATTCGATGACAATCGCAAGGATCGCAATTACAACACGGGCAAAAATCAAACGTCATCTTTTGAACTCGGTTCTTTCAACGCGTCCAACTTGGTTTGATTTTCCTGAACGGCTTGAAGCAGTTCTTTCACGTTGATCTGTTGTGCTTCCACCGTCTCTTGAATCGGATCGATCTGTTGTGAATTTTGGGTGTAGCCGTGACGGGTTTGGAGTATCCAAGCAGCGGCGCGCCAATCCCCATTTTTGGCGGCGCTGTTGATACAAGCCAAGTTGTTGACGGCGCCAATTGCTTCAGCTGCTTTATAACGTATGAAAAAATCATGAAACTGACCACGTTGATCTTCTTTTCCACGTTGGATCCAATAGTACAACGTTCTAACAGTTATTCCAGCATAGCCGGCCGCCAATTGTACTGTACAACCCAGCTTGATCGCTGTACAAATCTTTTCAATGACCTTTTCATTGATCTTTGTCTTTCTTCCCATCTTGATCCCCTTCCAGATACTTCATTTTTGCATTTTCAACACGGCCTTCAATGATTGGCCAATATTCTTCCGTAATTTCACAACCAACAGCGTTGAACCCTTCCAACATAGCCGCCGCCGCCGTCGTTCCACTTCCAAGAAATGGATCCAATACCGTTCCATTTTGTGGAGTCACCAAACGGACCATCCAACGCATCAAGTCAAGCGGTTTCACGGTTGGATGAAAGTTTTTGATTTCTCCAGCTGTACGACCAGCGCCGGCGCGCGGATTCTGAACACCGGCCGATCCTTCTTTTCGATCAACTGCTTCAAAACCCTTCTTGGCTTCAAGATGATCAAGACCTTCTTCACGTTCTGATCTTTGTGCTTTCTTGAATCTCACAATATTGGCTGGCCAGCGTCCAACCTTTGAAACGTTTGGAATTATGAATTCACTTGTATTCTTTTTAAAGGTTGGATCTCCACCTTTGCTTTTGTCATAAGATCCGTTTTTAATGATACCGCGATCAATGATTTCACTTCCATCACCAAACCAGATCGGATCACCGTATGGAAACCGCGTGGCTTCAATATTCAAACCGCCAAC